ACACGGGTGAATGGTCTATAGAACCTTTATTCCCTATGGGTCCGATGATCCACGGTATTTGGGATCCCGTTGAGTGGATTTAGTTGAACTGTTTTAAGAGTTTATTTAAGGTCATATTGACATTTCTCGAGTTGGGAGACTTGTTCGGTGACCGGCGACGAGGTGGCGTGTTTGGACTAGCGTTTCCCGGGGCGGGAAGAGCCGCAACTGGAGACCTGCGGCGCGTGGGCGCCCCCAAAGCCAAAGACGCACCGCCCGTTCCATAAGCTATGGCTATTTTCTTACCGGTGTTTGCAGCTGCAGTGAGAGCCAGACCGGCTTTGGCGGTGACACTCGCAGCCTGTTGCTGGTTGGCCATTGCAATCGCCATGGCTCCTGAACCAGCAATGAAGTTATTCAGTTGGTCATTATATATTCTTCTTTCTTCACTCGTCAAAGTGTCCAAAAAGAATTGCTGAGCACGGCCGGCAGCGGCTGTTCGTGCGAGAGCAGGTGCGAGAGCCTCCTCGACATAAGCCTTTGATGCTTTAATTTTTAGAATTTTAGAATTTTTATTTGGACTATTATTTAATGCAGCGGCCGCCAGGTCTCTATCAAGTTTATTTAGTGCTTTTATGAGATCTTTGGCACCATTTATACATTCTGCTGTAACATCTTCTAATTTTTCAGCCGTACGCACTGTAGTCTCTCCGGATCGCTTTGCCAACCCGGCTTCCGCAGTGGCGCGACCTCTAGCAATTCCGACGAGGCGCGATTGCTGAACTTTGAGGTAGGCAATAGATAATGTTCCGATCATTGCACACACCATCATAGTAATAACGAGGTACTTGGTAGCCAGCGCCACATCGCTCACGTGCCCAAAAAATCCTTTGGGAACCGCCATAGAGCTTGGTCTGACTGGTTTGACGCAATGGAAGTTTTTCGGCGCGTTCCGACTCTTTCCCGTCCAGCCGCAATATTTACTATAATTTTCAATATTTTTAGTATAGCGATTTCTCGCCGCTGCATTCCTCTGTACCCTCTGAACGGTAAGGCCGATTATATATGCCGCAGTGGCGGCACTCATACCTAGAGAAATATAGAGTAATCTCGTCTTTTTTATAATCTTCGCCACTCTGCTATTTCTATTACGTGGGGAAGTGGGTGAATTAACCATCTTATATTTTATTTATATTTTTTTTCACCGGCGCCCGAAAGACTTGGCGTACTTGGTGCGGATCCACATGGCGTCCTGCTTGTAGATACGGGACGCACGGGGCAGGGTACGCTTGGTCAGGGTGCTGATGGCGACCAGACGGCGCATGACAGACAGGGGCTTCTCACCCTTGCTGATGCCCTTGCTAAGCGCCTTGTGGCGGTTGGTCATCGCCTCGACTGGGTGATAACCGTACTTGGTGAGCATACCGCCCTTGAGCTTGCCGATCACCTTGGTGCTCTTGCCGGCCGCACCAACGTCCTTGGCGGGAACGGCCGACACGCGGCTCATGCCCGCCTTGCGGACATAGGAGTAGGCGGCGCGACCCTTAGTCGCCCGGACGCGAACAACGCGGCGAGTGACACGGCGAACGTGGCTGGAACGCAGAGCGGACTTCATTTACCCTTTATCAAGAAAAGTTTGTGGCGTGACCCTTCATAAACATCCGAAGCTTCCCATCATTTGACGCACCAAAGTCGAACGCGTCAAGCCCGCCCAGGTCGAGGTCAAGGGTCGGGAGCTCATACACGGCTCTCAATTTCATTGTAGAATAGAGAATTCCCGTTGCATAAGACTTGAGATCCGTGACGGGCGCCGGGCGTGACCACCCGAGCTTCATGGCCAAGACGTCGTCGTTCCTCCCCAAAAAGGGACCGGAGGGTGTGGACTCGGCCGCGCCGCCATCTATATATGTCCACTCTCCGATTTTTACAGTTGAAAATAGAAAAGGAATTGCGATGGTCGCACTGACGGCGTCCAGCACACTCAATTTAGGAGTAGAATTCACAGAAAAATAATCGGTCTTCATCAAGTCCACACAGTAAGCGGACACGTGGAGCTTGATGGGGTGCCACGCGTACAATTCTTCAAACGTGACGTCAGGTTTCCCTATGAATTTGGTACAAGCGTCCGATAAAACCTTTCGAATTTTGGTCGGAGATACGAGTCCATAATTCTTCATGAAATTTCTCAAATTTGGTTTCATAAGCTGTTTCACGGGTACGTCGAGAGAGTAGTCGAGAACCTTGGGGAGATCCCCTTTCGTCGCGAGAAACAGAAAGGCCAAAAGGCCACCGGCTGACGCCCCTGAGATTTCCTCAAGGTCATCAAGCCGGCCTTCTTGTTTTAGTTTTGATAGAACTCCTAAATAAAGGAAGAAGCCCATGGCTCCTGGCCCGATGGATAGGCACCGAACCATTCTATGATTTTAGTTTAATAATACTGGGGGTACTGGCCGCGCAGGAAGGCGAACACCAGGGCGAACACCAGGGTGTGCGCACCCACAGCCATGGCCGAGGACTGGCCGGACATGAACAGACCGGCGTTCTTGGGTGGGATGGTCAGCAGCAGGCCTGGGGTCAGCAGCACGAACAGCACCGCTGGCACGAAGAGGTCAGCCATGGTCAGGCTAATCTTCAGCACAAACTTGGCGATCGCCCAGTAAACCAGGGACAGAACCAGTGCGTGGAACACGGCCTGAACCAGCAGACCGGCACCGGATGGCAGAGCCAGCAGCATGCCTGGGCTCAGGACGGCGAACAGGATAGCTGGGATAAGAACCTTGGGGCCGGTAACGTCGAACATCGTTACAAATATGCAACATAATTTTCCGCCCAGCCAAAAAAGTTCTCGGCCTGGATGCGTTCTGAAATCACGGGGAGATTGCTGATGAGATTCCACATGATGCGGTGATCATCATCGGAAGGATGATCCTGGTACCACTGAACGCGACCAAGAACGAGATCCACAAAATCCGGGAACTTGGCTCGAATGTTAATATAATTATAGTCTGCAAATTCACGGATCTTCATCCAACCATCGAGGAGTTCCTGGGAGTACATGTCCTGCCAGTCTTCTGGATGGAGTTCGGGATCGAACTCGTCCGATCCGTCCGAATCGTATGCGAGGTCGTAATTGTACGCGTCACGCGAGTACTCATCATTGATACCCATTGTGTTTTGACTTATTTTACAAGCGTCCCAAGGCTCTAAGCCTCGAGGAGAGCCTTCAGACCCGTCACCATGACACCGTCCGTCTCCTTGACCGGTGCGGCATCCAGAATGGCCTGGAATGCCCCCTCAACCTGAGCCTCATTTCCACCGAAATACGATCCAAGACCCTTCTTTATGACCTCTTTCGTCAGAGATCCCTTGGTCTTTTTTGTTTTAAAATTGACCTTCACCTTGTCCTGAACCTTCACGGTGTCAATCTCGTTCTGCTTCATATGCTGAGTCACAAACTTGCGAAGATCCTTCTCGCGATTGTTTAAAACGCTGAGATCTTTGCGAGCTGCGGCCAATTGGGTCTTTAGGCCAACCCACTCGGTCATGGCTGCTTTAAAGTCCATTTCTATCATTGACCTGTCTTATTTTTCCAAGAAAAATCCGCACTTTTCTTTGTTCCATACTGGGTATGTTTCATACACGTCGTTATTTTCTACTCGGTGATCACCAACATTGAAAATTTGACATATAAGAACAATATTACCATAATAATACCCTTTCCTTGGGTCAATTCTTTCTATCGATACTGATCGATCGTCATTTGGTACATGTGTCATAACTATACCCGAATACGCACACAATCCTTCTTGTTTAACAAGGATTGAAAAAAGAGACTGTAAAGTTAAGTCGCATTTGATATCATTCATGAACCTTTTCTTGACTTCCCAGTCTTTGGCTCTTTTTCGAGCAGAATACATTTTCTTTCGTAAATATGTGAGATCTTGATAAGCTACATTAACTCCTTTCCATCTTGGTAGAGACTTGAAATAGTTTATTTTTTCAATATTCCATTGATAATGAACATTAAGTTCAAGACATATTAAACATACATTATCTTTCGTATAACTACCTGAAGGGTCTATTCGTTCAATCGAAACTTGCCAATCACCTCGAATATTCATTTCAAACCCAGTGTAGGCGCATTTGCTATTTTGTAACCTCCATAAATTTTCTATATGTTCAGTGGATATGTCATAGGGCATTCCTAGTTTTTTACTTCTTTGTTTTGCTACACTGACTAATGACGCTATTCTACCTCTAAGGGTTTCTGTTGTATATTTTTTAGAAAATTCTAAACTACATTTTTTACAAGTGTATGCATACCCGTCTGGAGATGAGGTACACTTGTGAAAGAGATCATATTGTTTTTCTTCTTTACATGTGTTGCATAGTTTCATTGTTATTACATCAAAGTCATGTTTTATTTAGGCGTATTCCGGGCTGATCTCAAACTTGGGGCGCATGGTGTCTGGGGGAATCGTGCTGAGGTTGAAGATGCTGACTGGGGTGCGGGGGTTGATTGGCTCGGAGCGGAACTGCTGGTTGGCGTTGCGCAGAACGCCGCCGACCGTCTCTGGGTAGCCAATCTGGCTGCGTGGGTCCAGGTAGTTCTGGCCCGACAGAATCTTGTCCGGGCTGAACTGGCCAAAATCCTCCGTCTGAACAACCTCGCGTGGGATCAGGCTGGCGGACGAGACGTCACCGTCGAAAGCAGTGGCGGGCACGGCGGCGCCAGAGATCTCGCGCTGGTAACCGGCACCAGTCGAGCTCGTTGGGGTGTTGCCGATTGGGAAGCCGGACAGGGCGGCACCGGAGAAACCGCTAGACCGGGGGGTGAACAGCAGGAAAAGAATGACTACGGCCAGGAGCAGAATTGCCAGTCCCTTGCGATCCATATTATTATAAGATGCCGATAATTTTTTTGGGCTGGAGGTTGGGACTCAGTCGCAGAGCGACTGAAGACTGGTGGGCGGGGTCTAGTCCAGGTAATCCGCCGGATCCTCATCCTCCTGGTCGACGGGCTCGTCGGAGAAAAGATACTCCTTGGGGAGCTCGGGGGTCTTGGGGGGCGCCCGGACGCGCACCTGGAGAATACGCCAGATGGGACCGAACGACTTTTTCAGGAACCACAGACCGGACAGCTCGAGAACCACATCACACGATGTCTCGGGCTGGATATCCTGAAGCTCGACTGGATTCTTGCGAGTGTCGAATGCAAGGGTCACCACCTGACCCTTCACGGTGGCGAGAGACGCGCCGAGTACGCCATCGGTCACGCTCTCCTGCCATGCGTTCTGGATAGTCTCGTCACTCAGCTCCTTACCGAACCACTCCTGCTTGGACAATTTGGCCTGAGCCAAGATCTGCTCATCAATGACGGAGAAAAGATTGGAATCAGTTTTGAAATTCACCGACTTGGATGCAAGTGAGTCCTGTAGAATCAGACCATTGACCTGATGACGGGCACCAGAAATCTTCAGAAAGTAGCGGCCGTCTGGAAGCTTCTGGGGTGTTGCGTACTCCATATACTACTGAAAACTAATTTCTTCTTTAATAGTAGACGATGAGCACTTGTTCATCAGACTTGATCACGAAGGGGTGCCAGTGCTTGTCAAATCCAATCGACCCTGGATCCCAGGTTTGCGCTTATATAAACCGCCAGAATGGTCTTGTATCTCCATGTAATGAGGGGTGCTGTGTACCAAAGTGCAAAATCAATCGCGACCTCCCTGACATTCTTCAATTTCAAAACGAATTTCGTGCGTCAACCGGAACGGCTCTTCCTCCTGGGTTTGGGATCAACCTCGCCACAAGTGACGAGCCGACTAGGAAAAAGGAGGAGACGGAATACGTAGAGCCAGATGTGCGGTACCAGGCGGTATGGGAGCGAATGATAATCCCGCTTTTGATGTTGGTTATTGTGTTTTTGGCCATCGCCTCCCTGGCTTAAAGGTGGCGCTCGTGTGTAGAGTAGAAATGGCCACCACTACCCCAGTTACCCTCGAGCTGCTTGCCAAGGAGCTGAAGGCGCTGCGTAAGGATGTCCGCAAGATTCGTCAGCACTTTGAGGATCCCACCGGTGAGAAGCAGGCTGCTCGTTCCCAGAACAATGGCTTCAATAAGCCCCTGAACGTGACCGACAAGCTGCGCGCCTTCCTGGGTCTGGCTGCTGATGAGAAGATCTCTCGTTCCCAGGTTACTGCCCGTATTAACACCTATGTGACCGAGAAGGGTCTGAAGGCCGGTCAGAACATCTCCCTGGATGCGACCCTGCAGGATCTGCTGCAGCCACCAGCGGGTACCCAGGTGACCTTCCTGAACATCCAGAAGTTCATCAACCCCCACTACATCAAGGAGGTGACGGAGAAGAAGCCCCGTGAGAAGAAGCCCAAGGCGGAGCCGGTGGAGGGTGAGGCCCCAAAGGAGAAGAAGGTTCGCCCAAAGGTTGCGAAGGCGCCGGCTTCTTAGGTTGTCTGATGGCTTAAAAGTACGCGTGTAATGTAATACAAAACAAATGGAGTCTCCTCCAATTTTGTCACGTGATAAGCTAAATTCCCTTGTTGGGACAAAAATCAACAATATCGAACTGTATCAACGGGCTTTCACTCACAAAAGCGCGTTGAAGCGGTACTCTGGTCTGACT